AGCATGTCAATCAGTATGGGGAGTTTGAGGACTTCTGTGATGTCACAGCCTTCCCCACCACCGAAGAGAAGGCTAGCAAGTACTTCCGCAGGAAGTACAATGACCAGTCCATCACCATCAACAAGGTAGAGCAGGAAACTCACGTCTATTACATGAGCGTTGAAGAATTTATCGCCTGCGCACACGAACGAATTAAGGAGAACTAAAATGGCGACCGAAATCACCACCGTTGAGAACACCAACATGGCACCCGCTATCACCGCTAAGCCCGTCATGGCCCTTGCTTTTGACACTACCACGGGCGAAGGCAAGAAGCGCCTTTTCAACGCGCTGAACACCGCCGAATCGCTTAATGATGCCGACATTAAGCAGCTCACGCTTTCGGGCATCATCGTGCAGCCTACCGAGCGTTTTGACCAGGCAACCGGCGAAGCTGTCATGTGCGAAGGCACCACGTTCATTAGCGACCAGGGAGCTTATTTCTCCCAGTCTGACGGTATCGCCCGCTGTGCTAAGAACCTTATCATGGCGTATGGTTCGGACTTCGCAGCTGAGCCTATCACCATCGAGTTTACCGAGCGTAGGCTTGCTGGCGGGCGCAAGCTTAAGCAGTTTATCGTCCTTTAATCTTTCGGCACCTTGTAAGCCGTGTGATAGCATGAGGGGGCTGTAAAGTCCCCCTCTTTGTTTAGGTGGTGCAAAATGGCGTATGACGTTAGCCGTGTGCAGAAACGCGCGCGCGACAAGGAATATAGGCTCCGCAAGCAAGGTGCAAACCGTGAAGCTATTGCGGATATTTCTCCACGTAAGTCCTGGAAAGAAATCAAGGCTATGACTGCCGCCCAGCAGCAGGATTACGCCAAGCGTCTTGACATATGGAACCGAACTGCTCGCTATACGGGTGTGAGTAGCGGCAATGTCATCCCTACTGCCCTTATAGACCAAGCCAAACGTTTGCAGGCAAGGCGCAATGAGTTTATTTATTCTGAGCGTGAGCGCATTAAGGGGATATCACCAGAGGAATGGGCTAAATACTACATACCGCGCGAGGGTATTTTGGGCAAGGGTGCCGATGTTATCGGTCTTTTGGCGCCTATTGATGTCAGCAAAATGGCCCCTCCGGCTTCTATAGAGGTCGCCCATAGGCGCATTAAGCGTTTTGAGGAGCGTAATAAGCATAAGTTTAGCTACTATCGTGGATTGCAGCGCAATGCCATGGAGCAGATGCTGTGGAAACTAGACCAGTATGAGCTAGCCGAAGCAGTGCATCAGATGAAAAACGATGCCTTTGATTTGCTTTCGACTGTGTATGCATCCTGGGACACGCTTAAATACGAATACAATCCGAAGGGTGAAGGTAGCGCTTTTGAGGACCCTTACGGGGCTTTTCGGGGATATGTGGAGCGGGCATTGTCTATTACCCAAGGTAAAGACATTATCACCGTCCAAAAGAACATGGAGCGCGTTGCGAAGAAGCGCGCGGAGCGTGGCCGTGAACGCGCTAAAGCAGCTGGGCTTGAATAATGAGTTGGGCGGTCTCTGCCGACTTCGAAACGACAACGGACCCTGATGATTGCCGCGTATGGGCATGGGCCGTTGCGCTTATCGAGGACCCGGACCAGGTGTATTACGGCAACTCCATACAGACCTTCATGAATTGGCTTTCGCGTGGCGATGTCCACACGGCATGGTTTCACAACCTTGCGTTTGATGGCAAGTTTATCTTGGATTATCTCATGCGTTGCGGATACACTCACGCAGTTGACAACCCCCGGCGCAGCCAGTTTTCCACGCTTATCTCTAACAAGGGCAAGTTTTATCAAATCGAGGTGTGTTTCGGAAACGGCGTAAAGGTTATCTTTCAGGATTCGCTCAAAGTGTTTCCCATGACAGTTGCCCGTATCGCCAAAACGTTTAACCTCCCCGAGCAAAAGGGTGATTTGGATTATCGCAAATACCGTGCTCCGGGTCACAAGATAACCGATGATGAGCTTTATTACATCAGTCATGATGTGCAGATCGTAGCGCGTGCCCTACAGCAAAATTTTACCCAGGGATTGGAGAAAATGACCATTGGCGCCAACGCCATGGCGTTTTTCAAACAGCAGTTCGGCAAAAAGGCGTTTAAAACCTACTTCCCTACCCTATCGCTGGAAGCGGATAGCGATATTCGCAAGGCATATCGAGGGGGCTTTACCTATGTGGAGCCTAAATATGCAGGCGTGGAAATAGGCGAAGGCATATCGGTTGACTATAATTCGATGTATCCATCTGTCATGAAGAAGTACCCGTACCCGTGCGGTGCGCCGGTCATATTCGACGGACGCTATGAACATGACCCTGCATATCCGCTGTACGTGCAACGTATGGTGGTTGAGTTTAAGCTAAAGCCTGAAGCCATACCCATGTTGCAGCTTAAGAACAAAGGATTTTACGGCAATCATGAGTACGTCCGTGAGACCGTGGTGCCTGTTGAAATCACGGTCACGTCTGTTGACTGGGAAATAATGCAACGAATGTACGATGTTGATGTGCTGATGTACGCTGGCGGCTATAAGTTCGCTGCCAGAAAAGGTCTGTTTGATGAATATATCGACTACTGGGGGCATGTAAAGGAAACTTCCACCGGCGGCTTGCGCCAGCTTGCCAAGTTGATGCTCAACAATTTGTACGGCAAGTTCGCAACTAACCCAGATGTAACAGGCAAGATACCCGTTTACGATGCAGAAGAAGGGATTGTCAGGTATGTGCTCGGCGAAGAAGAAACGCGGGCGCCTGTGTACATCCCTGTTGGCGTGTTTTGCACCGCATATGCCAGGCGTGAGCTGCTTTTCGCTATCCTCGATAATCGCGATCGCTTTGTTTATTGCGATACCGATTCGCTGCACCTGCTCGGCACCGAGCAACCTGCCAATATCCCCATCCATGACAAGGAATTGTGTCACTGGAAGGTGGAGGGCACGTTTAGCCGCGCCAAGCACCTACGCGCAAAAGCCTATGTGTGGGATCTAAACGGAAAGTTTTCGGTCACGTGCGCAGGCATGCCGGACGATGTTAAGTCGCTTGTAAACTGGGATAATTTTGAGTACGGATTTAGCAATGCCTTTACCGATAAGGACGGTAACACTAAGATTTGCCCGCTGTTCGCGAAGCTTATGCCTAAAACCGTCCCCGGCGGCGTGGTGCTGCTTGACAGCGTGTATCAATTACATGCATAATAACGGCGTCCGGTGCAGCGCTGTTCGCCACATGTGGATAGGGGCACGTAAATGCAACCCTAACTCGGTACGTGCCTAGCTGGCAGGCTTCCCATGGTGTGCGTTGTTAGCTGGACACCTTATTGTAACCCCGACCGTATCACGGTGCGGGGTTACGTGCTATTATGACCCTGTCCGCAATTATGAATGGAGGTGCTTTATGAACGAGGAGCAGGCGCGCGAGACCGAAGCCGAGGAAACCCGTGAGGAGGAAAGCGGCGACGCCGCCGAGGAGGAAACCGCGCAGGAACAGCAGCAGGAAGCGGAAGAGCACGATTGGGGCGCGATGACGGCACGCCTTGATGCGCTGGAAGAGCAGGTGCAGGCTTTGACCGAAGCACTTGCGACTCTTTCCGTTGAGAAAGATGAATCCGAGGACGAATCGGAACCCGAGTTTGGCGAAGATGGCGAAGCACTGGAACTCGGCGAACTCAACCAGTTTCTTGGATTGTAAGGAGATAGATTATGGCTAAGCCCAAACTTACTAATGAAGAGGGGCGTTTGACTCTTACCAATGCCCAGGTTCTCGACACGGTGCGCAAGTATGCGCCTAACGATTACAAAGAACGCGTGCCCGCAACTACGCAGGGTTCTGTTCAGGCAACGCTTCAGGCCATGAACGCCTACACCCCTAATTGGGACGTGTTCTGGAACGTCTTTTTGGGCCGCATCGGGCGTGTGCAGATTAACAACCGTATGCAATTCACCAACCCGTTGGCAAAGTTGAAGCGCCCTGCTTTGCGCTATGGCCGTACCATCCAAGAGGTGCAGAGCAACCTTATCAAGGCACGTTCCTACAATGCAAAAGCTGAGAACGTCTTTGGTCGTGAAGGTCGTGAGCCTGACATTCATCAGATTTTCCATAACGAGAACCGCCGCGATAAGTATGAGTTGAATATTCCCATGGAGGATGTTCTCCGCGGTTCCTTTATCGAGGGCGAATCTATTTCTTCGTTCTTCAATGCGCTTACTGAAACTCCCATCGCGTCCGCCAACAACGATGAGTATGTGCTTATGCGCACGCTGCTTGAGACGTATGACAATCTGTGGGGGTTTTGGAACATCCAGGTACCTGATTTGCATGATTTGGGCGATGATCTGAACGCCCAGGTATCTAAGGGAGTGCAGCTTATTCGAGCGATGAACGCGACCTATAAGAAGATGAAGTTCTTCCGCACCGAGTATTCGCCGGAAGGCCGAAACCGCGGGTTGGCTTCCAAGTGCAATCGAATCATCGCTGTTATCGACGCAGACGTGAGCGCAGCGCTTGAGGCGGCTAACGCAGGTTTTGCGTTCCATAACGAAACGCAGAAGCCGATTGCCGATGATATCGTGGAACTTGACGAGCTGCCCATTCCAGGTTGCCAAGCGCTGTTGCTTGACGAGGAATGGTTCCAGTGCTGCGATACCTTGGGGCCGCTTTCCATGGTGTCTCCGATGAACCCGGACAACCTGTCCTATAACACCTTCTACCATATTTGGCAGGTGCTTTCCTATTCCATCTTCCTTGGGGCCGTAATGTTCTCCACTCGCCCTGATTCGGAGCTTAACCTGCTGCAACCCACGTACACGGGCGTTGAATTGAAGGATGCCGAGGGCGGAACCTCTAAGACGTTGAATCCTGGCGAAGAGGTGCAGCTTATCGCGACCGTTAGCGGTACGAACAACCCGAACCAGGCTGTAGCGTATTCCATTAAGGCCTTTAACGGACGCGGCGCCGTGCAGACGCTCCCTGCCGAGATGTTCGTGGACTCCAACGGCGTGTTCCATTCCGGCAACTGCCATGGCATCGACAAGGTGACCATTGCCGCGACGTCTGTATCTGATTCGCAGTATCAGGCCTTATACACGGTTACCATTGCCGGGTCGACGTATGCGACAGCGCTGGCGGGTACCGCTGTGGACGTCAAGGTCGGCGCTAATGCAACCTCCGCTCTTACATGGACGCCTGATGCGGCAACGGATAAGTCCTATGAGGCCTATTCTGCAGATGACGCCATTGCAACCGTTGCGGATGTCTCCGATGGCGTGCTAACGGTTTCCGGCGTCGGCGTTGGCACGACCAATATCATCTTGGTGGCAAATGGCGGTAACCCGACTAAGGCGCGTATTTCTGCCAAGGTTTCCGTAACGGTTACGGCATAACGTTATCCACCGTTATAATAAGGGCAGTCGTTCAGACTGCCCTTTTCTTATGTTAGGAGGAATTATGCCTGATATGCCGCAAGGACTGACACCTAACACGTGGCCGGTTGGCACCGAGGTAACGCTAATGCAGGTGCCCTGGGATGCCGAATATCGCGACATTGTTATCTGGGATGACGTTAAACAGCGTAACGATTACCTAGAGAATCGGGCGTTAAACGGCACTGGATGGCGATCGAAACGCTTTTCGTATTGCCGCCCTAATGAGCCTATTAACGTGCCGGTGCCCTATTCGGCTGCATACAAATATAACTATGTCGTCGTGCAAAATCCCATGCAGCCTGTTGACGGCGAGGAGCAGCCCATCAAGCTGTGTTACTTTATCTTGTCGACCGATTACATAGCTCCTGGCACCACTCAGCTTACTTTGCAGCTGGACGTTATCCAGACGTACCAGTTTGACGTGCGCCTTGGCAACATGTTCGTGGAGCGCGGGCATATGGGCATTTCCAACGCCGTCTTTAAATCCGGCGTGCAAAACCTCCAGGGGCAGTACCTGCGAAAATACCTTAATGTGCCTGAAGGCCTGGACATCGGCGATTCGTACGTTATGGCTAATCATGAGTGGTACCCGCTAACGGACGCTGCTACTTTTGATATCGGCAAAATCATCATCATCAGCAGCGCGGACCTTGCCGCTGACCCTGGCACGATCGATAGCCCTAATCTTAACGTTGCGGACGGGCAGAACGCGGACGGGATGCCGTCCGGCTGCAACGTGTATTCTATGACGCTTTCAACGTTTAAAGCCGTGCTTAAAGCCATGAAAGAAAAATCGTGGGTTGCTCAGTGCATCCAGTCTGTATCGACCTTTCCGGCACGGCTGTTGTCTGCCGGCGTTGATGTCGAGCTGTTCGGTAATTCGGGCGTGACGATGCAGTTTCTAGGCGAGACAGATACGCTGGAATTGCCGCTTAAAACTTACGCCACCACCGGTAACATATATCAACAGCTTTCGAACGGCGTGCCTGATGAGTATCATGGTCTGTATAAGGCGTATACCTATCCGTATTCGGTAATCGAGTTGACCGCTTACAACGGCAACTCGGTATTCGTAAAGCCGGAACTGGTGTACGGCAATACGCTCGCGCTCACCGTCATCGGATGCGCTGTTGCCCCGTTCGCACGCATCGGCGTGTTCCCGACTAATTACGGACAGGCGTTTGAGGGCGGCCAGCCGGTAAACTACAATCAATATACGTGGCATGGGTTCGACGGTTCTGACCATACAGGCGTAATTCCCAGCGGCGACTTCCTGGATTCGTGTCTGTGGCTTGCCGACTTCCCACAGTTCTCTATCGTGAACAACAACTATATCACCTACCTTGCATCCACGGCGCACACTCGCGCCTATCGGTACGAATCGGCCGGATGGCAAAACGCTAAAAGCAACGCCGCGTCTGATTTGGCGTATTCCCAGTCCATGAACCAAACGGCCCTCAATGAAGCCAACCGTTATGACCAGGGGCCTATTGGCGCACCTCAGATCGCTAACTATGCGGGGCAAGCCGTGGGCATGTTGGAAGGCGGCTTAAACCGTCTGACCGGGCAGCAGGCTGTGAGCTCGAACGAGGTAACCCTGGCCGGCGCCGCTAATTATCTTGCCCAGCGCCAAACCGGTAATCTTGCCTTTAACGCTACACAAGATTTGTCACGCCAGGTAGCAGGGCAAAACCTGGATTATGCCAAGTTCGCCGCACGAGGCGACTACGCCAATCAAATCGCTGCCATCAACGCAACGGTGCAGGATGCCGCATTGCAGGCACCGTCAACGCTGGGTCAGATGGGCGGTCAGGGATTTATGTGGAAAAACGGCCTTGTGGGTTTCGCCGTCAATTACAAAACGGCTGGCGGCGCGTCCATGCGCGCTGTCTGCGATTTTTGGTCACGCTATGGTTATAAGATTCAACGCTTTTACAATTTCAAAAACGCGAAAATGCCGGCGCTTAAAATCATGAGCCACTATTCGTATTGGAAGGTGGCGGAGACTTATATCACCTGCATCAAGGCGAACGAAGCCGAAAAGGATGCGATTCGCGGCGTGCTCGAAAAGGGCGTAACCGTTTGGAGCAACCCATCTGATATCGGCGACATTGCGCCGACCGATAACGTCCCGCTGTATAATATCGAGTACTAAGCAAGGAGGATACATGGAACCTTGGTTGTTAGACCCTACCGAGTTCACGCCGCTTAACGTCTCTATGTTCGGAAAGCGATACGTAAAACGTTGGCAGGCCAGCGTAAAGCAATACAGAACCTATGATTATTGGCGGCAGTTATTTTGGACAGCTGCTATCACGCGGTTTGAGTGGAGCGGTTTGCCTAAAGGCATGGATGCCCGTTATCTGGAAACGCTGCTGTGCGGATGGGGCAGCTTCGCCGCTACCAAGCGCTCCACGTCCGGTATCCTCACGTATTGGGCAGGCCGCATGTCGCCGGTTGGCAATCTCGATTTGTACCGCAACCCGAACACCATCGACATCTACAGTCCGAACGGCAACTTTCAGCGTAGGCACGCCAATTGGTGGTTCGATAAAAGCGGCTCCAACCAGTACTCGAAGAAAATCAAGCTGATGGCGCCTGACGCGTGCATCTGTTGGGACAACCTAACGCGCTTCCCGATTCTGCAGCTTATCGACCGCCAGGCCCAGCGCCTGGCCGATATGGATACAACGGTAGACCAGCACGTTCGCGCAATGCGCGTGCCGTACGTCATCAGCGTGGACGAGTACGGCAAAAAGCAAGCCCAGGACATGTACAACCGTATAGATTCCGGCCAACCTGCGATTTACATGAACCCTTCCGGCATGCAAAATATGAGCGTCCAGGTATTGCAGACCATGAACAAAGCAGCATACGCCGGTAGCGATATCCTCAATGACGAGCTTAAAATCGTGTCTGCCGTATATACGATGCTTGGCATCGACAATAACGCCGCCGCTGAGAAAAAGGAGCGTGTGCAGACCGCTGAAACCCTGGCGAACAATGAACAGTTCATGATTCAGCGTAACAGTTTCTTAAAACCGCGCCAGGAATTTTGCAAGCAAATCAACGACATGTACGGCTGGGATTGCAGCGTCAAATGGAGCGTGCCGCATATGGCCGCTGGCGCTAGCGGCGATGATCGGCCTATTTCCGAGGGCAGCGGGTTTCTTGACTCCGGCGGAGTTATCGAGCCGAGCGAGGGGGCTACCAATGCTAACCTTTAACAACAACGACTTCACGACCCTGGATGAACATCAGTACACGTTGCGCGATGTGGTGGAAGCTTTGGGCTATGACTGGGGTATGCAGGACTATCCCATCTTCGATGAAGCTTACCGAGAAAAGCTAAACCGCGCGATATATAACCACTTTTGCTTTAGGCGAATCGCGAGCGACACGCCTGCCATGTTCATCTTTTACCTTAACAGGCGCATGGTGGAGCAAATGCCCAACATCAATCCTGTGTATGAGCTGGTGCGGCGTGAGAATTTCGACCCCATGGCCACCACACAAGGCAAGACTAATTCCGCCACCCAGGGCAAAAGCGCCAGCATGAGCGTCGCAACGGCATCGAGCACCCCGCAAGTCTTTTTGGATAACCCGGACGGCGAACAGTATCTAACCGGCGTAACCAAGCAAACTGACAACGGCAACCAGGACGGTACGGCAGCCACAACGTACAGCTCCATTTCCGGCGTGGGTAATGCCGTGTATGATATGATGGCCTCGAGTTTCATGGCAACGGATAACCTGGTTTTCAACCTGTTGGAGCCGTTGTTCATGCAAACGTGGGACGATATGCCGATGTAAGGAGGTGAGAGGGTGCAGAGTAAAGACGAGTATGAGTACATGCGTGTACAGCTGTACAGCATGCGGATGTGTTTCGAGCTGGATGAGCGTGACGCAATGCTAGATAACGACATTGATGCGTATTACACGCTAAACACGCTAACTCAGGAACTCAATACGTGCATCCGTCGTGTGTCCACGCTTATCAAGTTGGTGGACAAGCGGGCCAAAATCGAGCGTAAGGAGGGCAACAATGGGGATGTTTAGCCCGTACGGGTTCCGTGCGCTTGAAAACCAAAACGCCGCCGATACGCAGGCCGCGAACGTGGCACCTACCATGCCTGGCTATACCGGTATCGACAGGCTGGATTTTGCGCAGATGCGAACTCCCGAGGACCAGATTCATTGGCTGTATCTCTATGCCACCGGGCTCAAAATGGGCACGATCAACGCCGAGCAGGCACAGGCGCTGATTGATGCAGCAACCGCAACGCTAAAAGCATATGTTGATACGCAGGACCAGGTGATTTCGGCGGATGTGGTGCGACGGTACAACTACCTGCTCGAACTGATTACACAGCTAACCGAATCCGACGGATTGACTTTCGACCCAACATACGGCGATTTGCAACCGATTTCAAGGACGGTAGAACATGTGTACGATTTTGATAGACCGTTTTCGGTGACAGCGATTGACTATGACACGTGCGGCATGACAGCGTATTTCTATGACAGCAACGAGTATTCTGCGCGAGATTTCGACACATGTTTTGCATTATTGAGCTATAATTTCTATGCGCAATTGGTGGCCAATGGCGTTACGTTTGCACGCAATGAAGACACATTGATTTTAGTGTAAGGAGTTCGAAAATGGCTACATCCAATTACAATCTGCCAAAGTGGGGCAACGGTGACGAATTCCACGTCATAGGGCAGCTTAACCCAGCATTTGACAAAATTGACACCACGATGAAGGCTAACGAATCTGCCGCCGATTCTGCTCAAACACAGGCGACAAATGCTGCGTCCAAAGCTAATAAGGCTGAATCTGCGGCGAACGCGGCTCAATCCACTGCCAACACTGCCCTCACTACTGCCAACGCAGCCAAAGCAAGCGCCGATGGCAAGGTGGCATATGGTAAGGTAAAACTCGTGGAAGATAAATCGGGTAATGGCGTTATCGTGACTTTGGGGGTTATCAATGGGTAATTACGTATCCTATGCATTCGTGCAAAAGCTAATCGAAATTGTTTCGCGACATATCCAGAAGGGATAGCCCAATGTCTCATTCAAAATCAACGCCTAATTACGACCTCCCGATTTTTGCCAATAACGACCAGCCCACGTGGTTGGGGGATTTCAACGGCGCGATGAACAAAATCGACACGGGCATTACAACGGTTGGTAATAATGCGTCTACCGCATTGTCAGCGGCTAACAACGCTGTTAACCGTGTCGGGCAGGTCGAGACCACTATTGCTGGTGTGCAGACAACAGCTAACAATGCTTATTCGTTGTCCGCTGCAAACGAAAAAGACATTAGCACGCTTGATGGTCAGGTAGCACAGCTGGAAAGCAAGTTCCCCATCACATCCGGCAGCCTGTCTAACGGCGCTGTTACCGCTGCTAAGCTTGACCAAACGGCAATCGCCGCGATGTGGGCGGGGTTGACCGTAAAACAATTCAATAGTGAGGATAGCAGCGCTGCTAACGAGGGAATGGTTGTGCCTAGTGGCGGAAAGATGGCAGGCTTTTATGTTGTTGAACTAGGCATCCTTGTTGTTAATAAGATGTCTAATAAATACACTAACGAGCAAAGCGCATTGTTCACCCTGCCTAGCTATGTGCCGAACAACGCTGCTAGCGGGGTCGTGATTGACGGCTGTATCATGGTGTGGAATGACCGCGACTTCTTTGCCAATTGGAGTAGCTTGACCACGATTAAATCAACCAGACAGCTTCGCGTTTCGACGTATCCCGCTATCGGCAACTCCTTTACGCTGATGGGTTCCGCCGTGCTATATGCGGGAGTTAACACGGGCGTACCGCTGAGCAGCCCGGCCGCTTACCAAACCATAAATCCCACGGTTGGTTAATATGCGTGTGTTGCACATATCAGACACGCATGGATATACGCAAGGTGCATCTGATGCAATGGCGCTTGCAGCATCCATGATGGTGCCCGTTGCCCACACAGGTGACATGGTGCCAGATTATTTCCAGCAGGATATTAGCCATTTAGACCTGGCTAATATCCTGCCTGTTGTAGGCAATCACGATGCGATAAACGAATCGGGAACCGACCCATCAGGCTATAATTGGCATGATAAGCCGACACAGGTCGCGTTGCGTGATAAATTTTTCAACCCATATCCTAGCCAGGGCCTAACATTCCCTGACGCGTCCGCCACATGGTGGTACAAAGACGTAGAGGGTTGCCGAGTTGTAGGCCTTGACATTACCGCTTTAGACAATGACCTGGCGCGTGAGACCGCATGGCTGGGCAACACGCTTAACGCAATGCCAACGTTGGTTTTAGCGCACATCGGACCGCGGAATCTGACGTACTCGGCTGATGGGTTTACGGATTCGAGATATTGGCGCAACCCGAGCTGGTACGAATCTGCGACTGCCACGGTATATCCCGGGATAACTCAGCTCAGCAACATCGTTTTCGACCACGCCGAACGCACGAACACGCCCATGGCCATGCTGTGCGGGCACGAACATGCAGATGGCGCTGTCGTGCACCGGGGCGTGCCGGTCATCACTGTTGGCAGCGTCATTCAAGACAAGTATAACAACGTGTACCGGAGCCAAGACGCTGTTACATCGCGTCTTGTGGCCAACCTGGTCACGTTCGATTCTAGCGGGCTAACGGTGCAACGGCTCGGCGCAGATGGACGCACCACGGGCAATCGCGCTAAAATGTGGGTGTACAGTTACAGCGAAAAGCGCGTAACCGCTATAGTATCGAGGTGATTGATGCTTAACTTCCTAGACACTTCGAACTGGCTGGGCGGGTATATCCCCGGACTTACTGGGGCCGATGCGGTTATCGTAAAGGCAACCGAAGGCAATTGGTTCGTTGATGGCTACTGTGATTCGGTTATCCAGCAAGCTATCGCAGTAGGTATGCCCTGGGGCTTTTACCACTTCGCCAGCAGCGGGCTTGCTATCGTCGAAGCTGACTTTTTCCTCGAAAACTGCCGTAACTATTTCGGCCGGGGTATCCCGGTATTGGACTGGGAAGGCAATCAGTCGATTGAGTGGGTTAACGCTTTCGTGGAGCATATCCACGAGAAAACGGGTGTATGGCCCTGGATTTACGCCAACCCGTGGCGCTTTAACCAGGGCAGTGTGAACCCGAATTGCGCACGATGGGTTGCATCATACCCAGATGTTGCAAGCCCCACATGGACCCAGGCGCAAGGCTGGGATTGCCCGGCCGCTGACGGAAATGTGGTGGCGTGGCAGTTCTGCTCAGACGGTGTTGTTAACGGCATTGCCGGTAATGTTGACCTTGACTTGTTTTACGGCAGTAAGGAGCAGTGGCAAGCTTATGCTAGAGGTAGCGCAAACCGTGTTGACACTATTGGGCCTGGCAGCCCTGGCGTTGATACTCCGGAAGTGCTAGAAAATGATATGTACAAAGTAACGATTGAGAGGAAATAACATGAACTGGCATATCGTGGCAATCGTCTGCACGTTCGTAGTTATGGACTTGATAACCGGTGTGATGCAGGCAGTTGCAAACAAGACCTTGGATTCAACGAAAATGCGCGCGGGCTTGTGGCACAAGTGCGGCTTTATCATGGCCGCCATTCTGGCCGCACTTGTGGAATGGTCGATGCAGTTCATCGACCTGGGGTTCACCCTGCCGCTGTTCGTACCCGTGTGCGTTTTCATTATCTTGACCGAAATTGTTTCGATTTTCGAAAACGTGTGCAAGCTTTCCCCGGAACTTGCAAACTCCAAACTTGCACAGCTGTTTAACATTGATGTAAAATAAACAGGCCACGGGTTCCCGCATACAGCCCTAGGCACCACTCTAAACCCCGCATGAACAAGGCATGCGGGGTTTACTTTTATAAGGAGCAGGCATGGCATGGACCAAAGAACAACAACAGTTTTGCGAGTACACGATCTGCACAGTCGAATCAGGCTGCGATTATGCTGCCGTCAATATGAGCGACCCAATCACGCTTGGCATCGGGCAGTTTTACGCCTACAACGCGGCGGCCCTCATGGAGCGGTTGCGCGATAATGCAAGCGCAAGCTACGATAAGCTGTCAGCACGCCTTAAAGACGCCGTGGCTAATCACCCGTCTGACGCTGATGCGGCATGGTGGACAGGCTTTTACCTTTATCAAGATGATGCTGATTCCTGGGTAAACTCAGCTCAGGACAAGGATAACCACGCCGTGCAGGACCAGTTTTTTCTTGATTGGGTTTTCGGTTCTGGCGGAGCTTTCGACTCGCTGGCCGGTTGGGGCATGTCAACCGACAACGTAAAGCAAACCATTTTCATGCTATCCGTCTACCATCAGGCACCGGCAAGCGCCAACCAAATCCTTGCTAACATCGGCGGCGGGAGAAGCCTGGACGAATACCTAAATGCCACGCTTAACACGTGGCCGGTTTCCGGATACTCGAATAGGTACAATCGCGTGTACCAATTACTCAATGATTGGGATGGGACCAGCGCCCCGCCCGACTTCGGGCAGTCTGATTTTACGCCAGGCACCAACCCGGATACCAACGGCCAGACCAAATCAAGCATTAGCCGCCTGGAGCAAGTAGGCAATGACATTATCGTATACGGTGCCATGGGGCGGGGTACCCGCCTAGTGTGTCACAACACGGGCAACGGCATTTGGCTGCCCGTGCGAAACGCAACAGCCCCGACCTACCCGGGTACGGGTGGTGGCGGTGGTGGCGGTGGTGGCAGTGACGAGTTCGAAGCCATGCGCGCCATCTGGGAGCAAAACGAGGGCGCGTTTAATTACGCCCAGGCGGCGGGCAGGTTGGAGCCGGACGTGAGTGGCTTTACCGATTGCTCCGCCTGCATTT